GCCTTTAACAACGGACCCGAAATACGACCCACGGCCATTGTGTTTCTCCTTATAAACGGGCATCCTGTGCCTCCAACCACCTTACATCGCGGGTTGACCACGGTATGTCCTCGCAAGAACTCTTGCGATTAATAGTATTTAGTCTAAATTGGAAAAAGGGTGTGAGTAGGTGCTAATTATGCGCCTAAAATACTTCCGTCATAACCGTGCATTACGGTTACATCCTTGCCGAAAGGTACTGGGGAATCAAACTTAATATATTTGTCTCCACCATTATCTACAAGAGTGTAGTTAACTCCTGGAATTTGAATAACGTTTTCAACTAGTGTAATAACATTCTCTGCCGCAACAGGTTCAGGATTTAATGGACCAAATTCAGTTATTGACGCATCACCTGTTCCTAGGTTTTGTACTTGAATTGTTCCTGGTCTATTGGTTCTAAGAAGTTCCCAACTATTGCCGACATACACTTCTAGTTCTCCTAGTGTTGTGTTATATCTAATAGTGCCGTTAGCAGGTGCTGGTGATCTTTGTGATGTATTACCACCACCAATTTGAATTCCTTGGATTGCTCCTGCAAATTGTACAGAACCGTTGATATCAATAAACAATGATCGATCAACGATATTCTTTGTTCTTAGAAATGCTTGTTTTACAAATCGCACTGATTACACCTCAATAGTTGAAATTGTGCATGAAACCGTTGCCGGTGATGTAGTTTCTGCAATAATTCTATCACCATTATCAAGAACAAACTTTTCTGTATCCATGATAAATGTTTCGCCTGCAGGAATTGATAATACATGCAGTATTTTATTATAGTCTGCATGACTTTGGCCGTTTTTAACTATATACAAACTTAAAAAAGTATCTGCATCTGTTAAACTAGTATCGCCTGGTATGTTATCAACGTCTGCATAGTTACAAAATATCATACTGGTTACAGCATTTGTACCACTGGATGTGTACAACGTTGTAGGTCCTGCATCAATAAAGTTATTATGAATCGCCATTTTTTCTTCCTAAAATATCATGCTCATAAGCAATGATCTGTTTTTACTAGTTATCTCGTCTCTTGTATTGTTATTTACAAAAAATAGGCCAGTTCCACCCAGTCCTTCTGGCTGAACGTATATTTTTAATCTGTCTGTTGTACCAGTTGGTGCACTAGATACAGGGTTTGCAATGCTTAATACATCGTCAATTACTACCTGTCCTGTTCCACTTGCTTGTAAAATTAATTCTTGGTTACTATTTGATGCCCTGATTGTTGTTCCGTCTATCGTAACATCGCCTAAATTAAATTCATTTAATGTAATTTTAAGTCTTTGAACATTATCAACGTAACCTGTAATTCTTGACTCTGGATCTCCGTCATTTAAATCTTCTGTGTTTACGTAAGTGTTATCTGTTCTAATCTCAGGAATGTTAATCGTTGAGAAAATGTTGTTAACATAAGCAACGTTTGGAATATCGTCATCGGTTAATCCTGTTTCGTAATTTGCTGTTCCTCTAACACTCAATTTTGCATTCGGTGCGTTTGATCCTAGTAATACCAAATCTTCGCCTGTTGTGCTAATATGGTTAGTTCTAATTGCCGCTATTTCGGAGCCTATTTTAAAAGTAAAAATACCATCACCAGCACCGCCGTTTGGTTTGGTGTATGTTAATGTATCGTCCCATAAAAGTGTTGCCGCATCTGCTATGGTAACTCCGTCTGGTTTAAAACCTCTTGAAATTGATAACCCCGATTGCCCTAGGGTAATTGTTTCAGTTCCAGTTTCACCTTTGTTAAGTGTAATAATGTTATCTTCAATATCAAGATTGGCAGTATTAACCGTAGTAGAAACACCCTCAACAATTAGGTCGCCCGTAACCCTTACGGTTCCTTGCTCGTTACCCGTGTCGAGAGTAATTGTACCATTTGATGCAGTAATTACTTTATAATCACCTGTTACTTTTAAAACGTCTACAGCCATATTAGTAGGATCCTTACTTTATAGCATTATTTAGTCAAGAGAAAAGGGTAAAGCGAACTTTACCCTTTCCGTGTTTGCAATTAGATTGCTGTAAGAACCATGATAGATTCTGTAGAGTCGTCTTGGATTTCCCAAGTATAACGATTGTTATTGAAATCTCTACAAGTTCTATTGTAAAGTTTCTTAATACGCACTTGGTTTCCATCACTGCCTGCTAGTGTACCTTGTAATGACATTTCATTAGCATCTAATGATCCTGCCGCTTTATCTACTAAAGTTACAAGTCCAACGTTACCTTGGCTGTTTCCTGCTTCAGTATCGCCGATGTTTTTATTAGTACCTGTTTTCTTATCGTTAACAATGAACTTGCTTTCGCTTCTTTGTCTTACGATATATCCTTCTTCAGATTCAGCATTAGCACCAACCTGTACGTTTACCGTAAAGTTAGTACCGTCTGCTAACAAACCGAAGTATCTTTTGTTTACTGGTCTTCCCATTGTATTCTCCTTTTGTTTTATATGTTGCCGTTCTAGGGTCTACGCGGTGGATATCCGCATAAGTCCTACTCTAGGTAGGCTCCTAAATTGACACTATTATTTAGTCGGTTCTAGTAAACAAGTGCAGAAGATGTATTGAAGAAAAGTCTTTTATTGCATTATTAATTTTTTTACATTGGTCTTTGTGTTTAACTAATAACCCGTCGCTAGGACGTCTTCTTATTTCTATTTCTATATCGCCTAGTTTTTTAACTTCACTACCAATGGCAGAACAAAATTTTATAACGTCAAATTTAAATTCTGGTGCGGTTTGAATTAGTTGTCGTATTTCCTGCTCAACGTTTTTCCAGTCCAACGATGTTTCTAATTCTTTCATTATTACTATTTAATAAAAGAAAGTTGGTGGAGGAGACGGGATTCGAACCCGCGGTTGGATAGCCTCGGAAACTATTGCATTGAGCCACTCTGCCACTCCCCCTTGATTAACAATGAAAAATGGCAAAATGATATAATAGATTCCGAGACTATCGTAGTGTATGATAACATTAACCATTCTCCTATAACATGTAAACCAAGGTTAATGTTGAGTGTAGAGTGTACTAATCCACGTCACCTTCGTACTAACCATCTGTCACCAGCGTTCGCTGTCACCAGGGGCGTCCCAAAGTTCACCGCCAATCAGCATTGACTTTGTTTTACAATAATATTTATAGATGAAGTGTTGATAGGTATTAAATTAGAGCAGAAATATTGACAAATTGGACAAAAAAATAGGGCGACCTAAGCCGCCCTATTCTAATCACGTTACTCTCTTGGATTACGAGAATGATACGTTGGCAGAAGTGATTGACACTTTACCTAAGTAGTCACCAGCGTTACCTAGAGATGATGCTGTGTTTGACAACTCAACGTAACCATATCTTGTCATAAATGACACAACTGGTTCGAAAGTTGACGGATCAAGAACAACACCAGAAGACATTAACGGAATGTATGGGCAATAGAATGCCGCCGCGTCTGCTTCTGAAGAGCCTTTGTATCCAACTAACACTTGGTTAGCATCTTGACCTGAATCAGCCAAGTAAGCGTCAACATACACTTTCATTGCGTTGTTTAATGTACCAACGAATTTAGTGTTTGTTGGGCCTTCAAACGTACCTTCTGTAGTTCTTGCGAACGCTGAAGTTGTAGCAGATTGTAGGATAGTCAATGCTTGGTTTGAAACCACTGCAAAGTTACCTGCGCCTCTACGTGTACGCTGAGCGATCAAGTTAGCAACTCTGTTGATTTGAACTGCTAAAGCCGCATGTTCATCACCAACGAAAGTAGCAGTACCGGATACAGCCGCTTGGTCGTATGTTTGTTCAACTGAAGCAAGTGATCTTAATGAAGCAAGGATCTCTTGGTCGATTTCAGCAGTAATTTCTTGTGCTAAAGCCGCCATGATTTCTGCTTCGATATCAATGCCTTGTTGTGCTTGTGCATCTTGAGCCGCTTCAAACGTCCAACGAGCAGATAGTTTACGAGTTTTCGCTTCTACTGCTTGTTTTAAGATTTGAATGCTTAACTTTTTACCTGCATTACCTTCTAATGCCGCTGTTGCATCTGCTTTGTCAGTAGAACCACCACCTGAATAGCCTAAGCCAATTTGGAATGGTGATAATGCTTCATCGCCTGCTGTTACGTCATCAAAAGTTTCTGCATAACGCACTCTCAATGTGTGGATCTGTGATACAGGTCCAGTCATAGGTTGTACACCAACAATCTCGTTTGCGATTGTAGTTGGCATAACCCTTCTAATTACTGGAAGAATAACACGGTTAAGTGTTGCTACGTTCCCAGCGGATGTAGCGCCAGAAGTTGCCGCCTCAGCGAGATACTTGCGAGTGTTCTCGAGAGTGACGTCCATTACGCTCTTCTTGTGACCTTCTAAGCCTTCAAGAAGTGCTACCTTGGTCTCCTGCCAGTTTTCTTTTAGTATGTCTGACATTTTATGTCTCTCCTTTTTAGTTTAATCCCGCTAATCTGCGGAGTTCAATTAAGTTTGAATTTTCTTCTACCTTGATTTCCTTATCGCCTGTTACTTCTGTGCCTTCCATGATTGCCTTTTTTGTTGCAGTTGATGGACGTTTGTCCTCCATTACCGCGGGTAGATACTTTTCAAACGCAGTATGCAATTTACTTGTTTGCACACTTTCCAATAGTTCAGACATGATTTCTCGTTTGTCTTTCCCTAATGGGTTTAACAACTCATTCATCACCTTAACACGCTCTGCTTCGTCTCTGGCTTTAGCAATTTCTGCTTCCTTAGACTCAACAATAGTATCCTTCTCTGTGATGGCTTTCTTAGCCTCTGCTAATTGTTCTTCTTTCTCAGCAACGACTTTCATTAACTTCGCAGTTTCTGATTTTTCGTTTAAGAAAGAACCCATGTATTCATTAGCAAATGCTTCGAATAGTTTTCTACCAAAGTGGTTTTCTCTAGAAGCACTAATGTCTTCTTTGAGTTGTTTGATTTCGTCTGTTAATTTAGAATTAACAGCAGACTCAACCACTTTTGCAGATTTCTCAATAAAGCGTCGTTTCACTTCATCAAGTTTTGATTTTGCTTCACGTACAAGTTTAACCTTAGTTTCGGCAAGATCTTTTTTGTCTTCTGCAAACTCTGTGATTTCTTTTGCTAATTGTTTGACCACAAAGTCTTCGAGTTTTGCAAAGTTTTCAGAAACCTTTTTACGGTCTTCATTCAACTCTGAAATTTCTTTGGATAACTGACCGAGTACAAACTCTTGCAGTTTACCAGAATGTTCAGCAACCTTCTTCTTATATTCAACTCTTGCTTCCGCAAGTGCTTTCTTATCTTCAGAAAGTTCTTTAATTTCTGATTCCAAACGCTCGGAGACCATTGCATCAATCGCTTCAATCATGTTAGTTTTATCATGTTCGTAGCGGTTAGCAAATTCTTCACGTAGTTCAGCAGTAACACTATCACGGTGTTCTTTGACTTTTGATTCCCAGGCACCAGTAATTTGGTCTTTGACCTCTTCACTAATAATCCCAGTTTCAAAAAGTTTGTTAAAAACGTCACTCATCGTGTTTCTCCTTTTTGTTACTGCAAGCCTTTTATGACTCGTAGTATCTGTTCTTGTAGATACTTTTGTGCTTTAGGATCATTTCCTACCTCACCTGCTGATCTAATTGCACGTAATCCACCTCTGGTGTTCATTAAGTGTTCATAGATTGGTGTAGGATATGCTCCCGGAGCACTTGGTTGTGCTACCACGTCAACGGTAATAATTTCAAACTCCGAAACTTCACCATTGGACTCGTTAACATTTCCGCTTCCTCTAGATGAGACACCTAGTTTGACTCCGCTTTCCAGCATCGTCTTCACTAGGTTTCCCATTGGAGTTGGCAAAATTTTCATCTTACCAAATCCGTTAGGACCGTCCATCCACATATCTGTTATCATGTGGCTAACTCTGTCCAAATTTACTTTTAAATCATCTGGGTGATCTACTTCACCAAGAACTGAGTACCCTCCGTCAATTTGATCCTTTAGGGTCTTTACAGCGTTGCCTATCTCAGAGACAGGGTAAACACGCTGGTTAGCGTTTTTGACACCACCCTGAATACAAATGCCCTTTAGATAAAGAGACTTGTTTTCTCCTTCACCTTGTGACTCTAAAGTGACCTTTGCTTGGTCAAATGTCAAATTTTCTCGTAGGTATAAAGATGCCATATTGGCTTCCTCCTAATTACTCAGCAGTCTTTTTTACAGATGCTTTTTTAAAAGAATCCCCAGCGTTAGCACCTGGTTCATTCTCGAAAGATTTCCCCATGTCCTTAGCCGCAGGAGCCTTACCGCCCTTTTCTTCACTACTTTGTGCGATGTTTTTACCATCAGCACCTGAGTCTTTGCCACCTTTCGATGCTACTGGACTCGTAGTGTTATCAGCGCCTTCTGAATTATTAGGTGCAGAGACTTTTTCGACATATTCTCTCATAGTCTCGCCAACGGATTTTTCTTTTTTTGCACCTTCTTCAACTTCTTCACCATCTTCTTCTGTTGCTTCAAACGGTGATTGGATTGCTTCTTCTTCGGCTTCTTCTGATTCTTCTTCATCTGCTTCTGGACCCATTTCTTCTCCACCTTCGTCTTTATTAACGAAAGCATCGAATTCTGCTTTTAATTCGTCCAAAGCATCTTCAAGATCAACAACTTTGTCTTCTAGATCTTCATGATCTTCTTCATGATCGTCCATTTTACCATCGTCGTCGTAATCTTTGTCCATGTCATCACCTTTATCTGCTTCGATATCGGCAATCATGTCGTCAGCGGCATCGCCACCAACTTCTTCTACTGATTCTTCTTCAGTAGGTTCGATGAATTCTTCCACAGACTCTTCTGATTCGTCATCTGATGACTCTTCAACTTCTTTGTCTGCTTTATCTTCTGTTGATTCTTCAACTTCGTCTTCTTTAGACTCTTCTGTTGCTTCTTCAACTTCTTTTTCTGCTTCTTTTTCTTCAGACTCGATTAGACCCTGATAGATTTCTTTAGACTTCTCTACAACGATATCGTGAAATAAAGACTCTGCTTTATCTTTTTCTTCGTTTACAAGAAGATCTAATAATTGTTCAAATTTAGTTTTATCTGACATTGTATTATCTCCTTTAATTTAGTTAATAGGCAAGGCTGTCATGTGTATTTACAAAAAAACCAGTTTTACCGGTTCAAATGGTGGTAAAATAGGTATTTTTTTGCTATTCTTACTTATCAAGTATGTATTTAAACTCTTTATAACTGATATTGCTGAAATTAGCATATTGATTTAGATTATTGGGTATATAATCGTTCTTTTGTACTACCCTAATAAAACGGCGATCTGAGTTCTCTCGCAGTATGGTTTCTGTTTGTCTTAACCAGTTTCCATAGTAGGTTGCAGGTTCATGTATTGCTTTATAGTTCTTAGATCCAGCGTATATATTGTTAACTTTAGCACCGTTTTCCAGTCCTACATAGTCAAATCCTAGGATATAAATGTCTTCACAACCATCTAAAACTGCTTTATACAAGGCCGTAGGACCACTACTCCAGCCTTTATTAGGGTTAAAATAGTTTAATCCTACGTATTTTTCAAATGCTTTGTTGTAATTTGTCCATACTTCGCACTCATATTGGAAGTTTGCTCCAACAATTTCGTGGATCATCTTAGGATCTACTGCAACTAGAACGTTAGGACAAAATTCTCTGTAGACAGCGTTACAAGCATACATCAAACCCTTGTCTACAAGATTTTCTAACTTAAATTTCTTTCGCGACGTTCCGTTGCCGATAACAAAACCGGTTCTTTTCATAACGTATTATTTAAAAAAAATGGAATTTTAGACTGCTTGTTCTGGTGCAGGTTGTGCGTACATGGTTTGAACAAACTCTAATTCTTTTTGTTGTTCTAATTCACGTGCTTCTGCTGTGCGTCTAATGGTATTAATCTGTTTTAGAGTAAGACGTGTTTTTCTAGTATCATCTGCTTTGACCACAGAAATATCTCTATCGGCATCATAACGTTTATCGTCGCCGAACGCTTTACCATCTTGATCAAAATAAAAGAATTCTTTTAACAACATGCTATTATTTATACTCCTGCTGGTGGAGTTTCGCCTCCGGGTGCCGGTTCTGTTTCGTTTGGTGCTTCCGGTGCTTCGGCTCCAGGATCTGTAGATGCAAGATTATCTAAGTCTTGTGACATACCGCCTGGTGTTACTCCAACGCTTCTCATTTGTACTTGAGAATTTTGATTGCTAAACTGACCTGCAACATTTTCTTCACGCCACATAGTTTCGTTTTCTGCCATTTCCTCTGCACTTAATCCTAAGAAACGTTTTAGTGCAAAACGTTTTGACATATACGGAACTTCTTGCAGTGAAGCAAATGTATTAACTCTTGCGTTATCCATTTCGCTTTGTCTGTATGCGGCAAAGTTTTGTGGTGAATTGAATTTTAAATCAAATAGATCATTGTCAATGTTTACACCTTTTGCATTAAGGTACATTTTAAATTCTCTATCAAAAATGTACGATACAAGACTTTGTAAACGTTTGCAATACTCGTTAAATCTTAATTCTTGAATATAAGCAGTACCTACCCTACCGTCGTTATACTGAGAAGCAGAATCTTCTGCTCCGGTAGGTAAGTATGAACTTGGAATACGTAATCCACGGAATAATTTATTAGTAAAATATTTTAAATCGTCGATTTCACCTAGGTTAGTACCACCCGGTAATGTTTCAACTTTAGATCCACGCCCTTCAGCAGTTTGTGGAAAGAAGTAATCTTCATTAATTGAAAGTGGGTTAAAACTAGCATCAATTACATTGGTGCCGCCACCTGTTGAACTTGGAATTCTACGTTGATGAATTTCATTCTTCACCCTTTCAACGAATCCCATAGCAAGGTGAGTAGGCATATTACCTACATCGATGTAAAATACTCTACGCTCTGGTGCTCTTTGCACACGGTAGATAATAATAGCATCTTCAAGTAATTCTTTCTGCTTATAAACTTTAAAAACTGATTCTAATAGTGAGTTACCAAACGGAAAGTTTCTGTCTAGTCCTTCACTTAAACTTAAATGCACAACGTGATTAGCATCAATTGCTAATTGATTTAAATTCTTATCAAATCGTCCGCCTGCATTTTGTGGCGTTGCACCGCCTACGTAACCTCTACCTAACGCACCGCCTGTGGTTGTGTAACTAACTTGGCTTTGGTTATCACCTGCATTAATTTGTGTTACTGATAAATTTTGAAAATTAGGATTAACATCTCTAATAACATATTGCTCAGGCTCTTTGCCTTCGCTCTCGTTTACAATAATCTTATCTACTTTAGCAGGATCAACATGCATCCATTTAAATGTTTCTGGATCTCTTACAAAGAAACAATCACCGTATTTGAATACGTTACGTATAATTTTAAAAATACGTCTTTCAAAATTATTTAGATCTGCCCATTGTTGTAGATAACCTTTTAATACCTTTGTTTCTGTTGATGTGCTTTGTGTTTTATAACTGATAAGAAACGGTGTTTCGTTTTCTTTGTTCTTTTGTGTGCAAAATTCTGCTAAAATGTCTAATGCCGCGTTAACTTCTGAATCTTGATCCATTGTTTCATACTGACCATAACGTTCAATACGATTTGGATGTCCTGTGTAAACATCTGGTAAAAACGACGAATAATTCGTTCTTGCCGGGCCTGCGCCGGAACCTGGAATGGGACTTGTGTTTCCTGATGTGTCTTTTGGCTTATATTCCTGAAAGTATTTTTTCCAACTCATGTTATTTTCCTATTACATCGACTGGAGTTCAGCCAACATATCCCTATTAATTTTAATCAAAGTATCAAGTTTTGCAGTCATTCCACCGGTAGTGTTATTTATAGGTGTTCCTGAACTCGACACATTATTTGATTGTACACTCTTTGCCGCCATGCTGTCAAGTTGTTCGTCGCTCAAACCGGTGATATTTTTTACCATTCCGCGGCCTTGTGCCTCCAAAGCGCCTTGATTTTTCTTGGCATAAGCATCAATCTCGGCTCCTTTGGTCTGTGCGATGTTCATCATTTTGCCTATATCCATTTTGCCACCTGACATAGAACCCTTCATGTCACCCATCATGCCACCCATCATGCTTAAAATATTTCCGGCAGGTGAATCTTTTGGAACAATGGCTTCTTGATCATGCACTTCGACCAAACTGCCTTTTCCAAAGTTTTCAAACGGGTTACCGCCACCAAACAAATTATTCAATCCAGGTGATCCGTCGTTACGTTTTGGAATATTTTTAAGTTTTTCTTTTAATTCTTTTATTTCTCTTGCAATCTCGGCATTTCTCTCAAAGTCTTCTCCGGTCATCATCTCGTCAAACCTCATACCCTGCTGTAATCCGTCAATTTTGTTTTCTATTTTTTGTCGTGCTACAATGGTTTGGTTTTCGGATAGTCCTTCAAAGTTTCCTGTTTCTACAGCAGATTTTACCCCTTCGGTCTCTTTTTTGCTTAAACTTCTTTCAATGTCGTTTGCTAATTTTTCATTGTCAACAAACATTCCGCCGATAAAAGTATCATTAATTGCTTTTTTCATTTCAACAAACAATTTTCGGAATTGTACTTTTAGATAAGGAATAAGTCCACCTTCCGCTTCCACATCCTTTTTAAACTGGTCGATCCATTCTCGTAAAGCACCCGAACTTCTTCGAAGATATGTTGCAAACTTGCTCATGTATGGTGTTAATTGTCTTCCTATTATTCCTACAAGATCCATTATAACATTTCTAAAGTTACTAATTGCCTGCTCAGTTTCGATTGCCGATTTACCAAATCCGTCAATTTTTCCTAAATTACTTTCAGTTTCTTCTAATGTACCACCGAATATTCTTCCAAATCTTGCAATACCATTAAATGTATCTCCCATTGGATCAGCGGCCAGTGTAAGTGTAGCACCAAGTCTATTTGTTCTTTGTATAAATCCTGCATTTGCATTTGCTAATCCTCTAAAGTTTCCGATTAGCATTTTGTTATACTGATCCTGTGATCCTGTAAATGTTTTAGCACTACTAACGGAACCTTTGATTGTGTCATTGAACCCTTTCATGGTACCAGTAAGCATTGCCGCACCATCTGTTACCGGAGCAATACCAAGCACCGCCGCCATGGCCGCTTCTCTACCAGCATCACCAAATCCCGCTTCTGCCGTGTTTACAATACTTTCAATTCTCGCTCTCGTTGCACCATCCATATTTGCTAGGAAGTTACGGAAGTTTTCGTTCATGTTGGCTTTTGCCATACCTTGAGCGATATCGTCTGCCTGTTGTCCTGTTATCTCTGAAAGTCTACGTAAATTTTTCTGATAATCAACACTTAAATTTAAAAGTTGTTGTTCGTTTGTTGTACGCATTCTTAAACCTAATGCGTTTTGTGCTGTGTATTCTGCTACCTTTTCTGCTTGTTCGCCTACCGTAATACCATACTCTCTTAGACGCATCGAAAGTTCTGGTGTAAGACCTTTTAAAAT